ATACATGAACGTGTTAATACACACATTAACAAGAGTCATTGTGAAACTTTAATCCTAGCAACTTTTCTAAGACAATGGCGTAGACAATTAGAAGAATACGATTACTTCTTCAAAATGAGTGGACGTTATCTTGTAGACAGTTCATTTGATATTACTCTATTCAATGACCTTTTCACTGATAAAATTTTCTATAAAAAACATTTTGATTTTGAATGGGACGATAAATGGAATTATGGTAAGGTTGATCTACGACGCCAACAAGGTGATAACAGGCTTAGGCAATATTGTTCTGTATTATTTGGATGGGGTAGGGGTTATTACTCACAATATGTAGATTTTTTCACAGCCATATCTACCATGCTTAATCATCCCGATATGAAACATTTTGATATAGAGACACTTAGTTATTTTTTAACAAGACCCTTTCAACACGATATTATAGAAACCAATTGGAAAGTCCTAGGGTGGGATGGTGTCAATGGTTATTTTAAAAGGTACTAATATGGAAGTAACCTGCATTATAATTGATAATTTTTATGTAGACCCGGATGCCGTAAGAAATTTTGCTCTTGGTCAAGAATTTACTGTGACCGGTAATTACCCAGGCTCAAGAACTAAAGCCTTTTTCACTGATGATGTTAGAGCCGCTATAGAACACAATATGCAATTTGCCGGAAAGATAACCAACATATATGAACATTCTGGCTACACTGGTGCGTTTCAACTAACAACTGCTAGCGATAGAACATGGATTCATAGTGATTATAATAACATGTGGGCAGGTGTATGCTATCTTACACCCGATGCTCCGCATACTGGAGGGACTGGATTGTTTAGACATAAACGAACAGGTGCTTTTAAGCTATCATCTGCCTTTGAAGAAAGCACACAAAAATGGGAAGGATACGACTATACTAAATGGGACCTATTCGATGTAATAGGCAACAAATATAATAGACTAGTAATTTACAGAGGTGACCTATTCCATGCCAGTTTAGACTATTTTGGTGAAAATAAGACCGATGGCAGATTATTTCAAACATTCTTTTTTAACACTGAAAGATGGTAATGGCTAAAATATGTAAAGTAATTTTCAGTACGAACAGACTCGAATATTTGACCTGTAGTCTAGAATCTCAAAAAAACCTTGACTGGGGGGATAATGAAGTTCATGGGATATTTTTTGATGATTTCCCTAAGGGCAGAAACAATGAACTAATTAAGATGTTGGTTAATTGTTATGGCTACTCGGAATTATATCTTCATCCAGTGAATCAAGGGTTAAGTGCTACATGGGCAGAATTTTGGAACTTAATTAGAGATAGAGAGTATGACTATATCTATCACCAAGAAGATGACATCGAAATACTTCATCCTATAAAAATTAACGACCTAATTTTTCTACTTCAGGCAGATCAAGGACTAAGCCAAATTGTCTTACAAAGGCAAAAGTGGTATATCTATGATAATGATCCTAAGGCAGAACCAACCGATTGGACTTATATGCACTATAGGTATTCTAGAGATAATGTATTATTCAGTCCGATGGCAAGTTTTTATCCTATGTCCAGAGTCCGTGTAGACTATAGCGGGTTTCTAAAAGAAAAATATCCACACGAAAATTGGTGGCAGGTCAATCCAAACGAAGGACTTATTGGTAAAGTATTATTAGAATCACAAGGACTGCTGTCCTCATGTCTTAAAACAGAACAGGGACACAACCTAGTTAATCATATTGGTGAATACTTTGTAGGGAAACGTGTTCTACCAAACGAACCGTGTTATGAAATGTTTGAAAGATTTGATCCAGAGAAAAAGTATTATTCCCATAACGGAGATGAATACGATAAATGATCAATAAAGATCAAATTTTGGAATTAGTAAGAGAGATAGAAACTGAAGATCCGATAGATTGGGGTATGCTATCAATAGACGAAGATAATGCTACCGACCTGCTAGTATCAACCATAGTAGAAAAGTATAATACAGAATGGATCGAATTGACACCCGAGAATCAGATTAAAATATTATTGGCCAGCATGGCAAAACTTATTGTAGAAAATTTTGTGCTAAATGTTAAATTAAGACAATGAAAGAAAAATTTATACGATTCTATATGAATGTTGCTGCCGGTGTGGCTGGACTAAGTTATGCTCGTAGATTAAAAGTGGGGGCCGTTGTAATAAAAGATGACCGTATCATCAGTATCGGTTATAATGGTATGCCTGCGGGTTGGGATAATAATTGCGAAGATGTGATAGTTGATGGAATTTCTAGCCAATTAAAAACTAAATCCGAAGTTTTACATGCAGAATCTAATGCTATCGCGAAGTTGGCTAAATCTAATGAAAGCGGTGACGGAGCTGATTTGTTTATTACTCATAGCCCCTGTATTGAATGCGCTAAATTAATATATCAATCAGGTATTAAACGAGTTTGGTTTAGAGAACACTACAGAAGTAACGACGGATTGGAGTTCTTAGAAAAAAGTGGTGTTGATGTTATAAAGGTTGACGGATGAACGTGTTTATGTTATTATGTTTAGGCAGTCGTGAGGGGAATTGGAAGACCTCTGCCTTTATGGCAGGATGGGGCAACGTCTTAGACATCGCTTTTGTAGGTTCGAAGCCTACCGACTGCACCAAATAACATGTTTGACGAACCATTAATAATAGACAATGCTTTGCCCAAGCAAATAGCAGATAGAATGGAAGATTATGTGTTTAGTCCAATCTTCCCATGGCGCTACCTAGACGATATAACTAAGTCAGACGAAGAATATAATAAAACTATGGCGTTTGGTCATGTGTTTTTAGACTCAATAAGAAATACAAGTGAATCTCATTCAACTTTATTCTTATTTTTATTAATCAGTGCTTTAGATAAAATAGGCATCCAAGACAGTGTCAAGATACACCTAGGTAGACTATTTTTACAATTACCGTTGTTACACAGAAAGTTACATAATACTCCTCATATAGATTTAGACTTCGAACACTATGTTGCACTATATTATGTAAATGATAGCGATGGAGATACCTTCTTTTTTACTGGGCCAGATGCTAAAACAATAACTAGACGAATAAGCCCTAAAAAAAATAGAATAGTATTTTTTAATGGCAAAGAGTATCATAGCAGCAGTAATCCTACCATGACAAAACGATGCGTAATTAACTTTGATTTTACATTAACATGAGATTCCATATTTTGGGCTTGCCCCACACAGTAACTAGTAAAGAATATAATGCTTGCGCCTATACACAAAAGGTAGTTAAATTTGGCAAGATGATGACAGATCGAGGCCATGAAGTTATTCATTATGGGCATGAAGAAAGTGACCTAGTATGTAGCGAACATGTTAACGTACTAAGCACCGACGATTGGAAAATTGCCTACGGAGATCACGATTGGCGCAAACATTTTTTTAAATACGACACTAATGATCATGCTTACCAAACATTTTATGCCAATGCTATAAGAGAAGTAGATAAACGTAAACAAAAGCACGACTTCATATTACCGTTTTGGGGTGTTGGTGTTAGGCCAATTTGTGATGCCCATCCAGATCTTATTACAGTAGAGCCGGGTATTGGCTACGCAGGTGGACATTGGGCACGTTGGAAAATATTCGAATCATATGCTATATATCACGCATATTATGGATTACAGGGTGTGGGAAATTGTAAACAAGATTGGTACGAAGTCGTAATACCGAACTACTTTGACCTTACAGATTTTGAATTTAATCCTGAAGAAAAAGAAGATTACTTCTTATACATAGGCAGGGTATATGAAGGCAAAGGAACGCACATTGCCATAGAAGTTGCTGAAAAAGCAGGTGTTAAACTTAAAATCGCCGGACAAAATAATTTAGAAGCTATGGGATATAAAACTATTCCAGACCATGTTGAATTTATTGGCTATGCCGATATTGCTACACGTAAGAAACTTATGAGCAAGGCTAAGGCCGCATTTGCCCCAAGTATGTATGTAGAACCGTTTGGTGGTGTTCAAATTGAAATGCTATTAAGTGGAACTCCTACAATTACTACAGATTGGGGATCTTTTGCCGAAAATAATATAAACGGAGTTACTGGATACCGTTGTAGAACATTTGAGCAGTTTTTATGGGCCGCCAAAAACATTGATAATATTGATCCTGCGGATTGTAGGAATTTCGCTGAAAAAAACTTTAGTTTAGAGCGTGTGGGTGCCCTATATGAAGAATATTTTCAAATGGTTTTAGATGTATATCAAGGTCGAGGATGGTATCAAGAACGACCGGAAAGACAGAATTTGGACTTTTTTAGTAAACATTTTCCAGCTAGTGCCTTCTAAAATGTCAACTATTTGCTATTTTAGGCGTTATAATATATACACAGTGTAAATATCTGTGCTTTTTAAAAAGGAAAAAACTATGAAATCAGTTATCGCTATGTTAGTTGCTGCTTTTGGTATTAGTTCTGCTTTTGCTGCTGACGCAAAGAAAGAAGAAAAGAAAGACGCTCCTAAGGCAGAAGCCAAGAAAGACGAAAAGAAAGCCGATCCAGTAAAGAAGTAATAGTAGCACGTCGGACAGATTTACGATTTTTACAACTGCGCGGGGACATTGACGATACTGACATCATTGTATTTGATGACTCAATTGCTCGTAATTTAAATAGATTAAGAGTAAAAGAT